GCGTAATCCTTCGGCCAGCCCGCCACCAGCATGAGCGAGGCGAGCCGGTTGCAAAGCTCGTCGTAGTGCGTCGCCGCCTCGGGCGTGCCGACGATGCTGCCGAGATACTCGATTCGAGAGCGCAGGTTGTGGCACGCGGCCGTCACGGTCGCGAGGTCCTGCCGTAGCGCCTCGCGTTCCTTCCTGAGCTGGGCGGCGTCGTACCTGGCCGCCCTCAGCGCCTGCGCGTCGGACGCCGTCACGGCGTTGCTGTTCACGTTCCACATACCGGCGACCCTACCATGGCTGACACCTCTCAGCCCGCGGGGGCCATCTACCTAGCCGATCCCTTTCCGAACACCGCCAAGAAGCCCGCGACGCCCATCCCGACGCCGCAAGGCTTTGTGATGCAGCCGCCGGATCCGCAGGCCGCCAAGGTGGCGCCGTGGCCCGGCATCGACCGCTATCCGGTCGTCATCGGGTCGAACCTTTCGCTCCAGACGATCTCATCCGTCATGCGGCAGGCCTCAACGGGCTACCGGCAGCCTTGGGTCGATGTCCTCTCCGAGCTAATCGAACGCGACACCCACGCACACGCGGTACTCGCGCAGCGCGCGATGGCTGTTGCCGGTGGGCGCCTCGACATCACTCCGATCAAGGCCGCTTCGCTCGCGGAGCAGCCGATCGCAGACGCAATTGCAGACTTCTGCTCCGTGCTTTGGGACGCAGTCCCGGACAAGGTACAGATCCTTTTCGGGCTGCTCTTCCAGGCCAACCTCACCGGCCTCTCGGCGCTCGAGAACTCGTGGGTCACCGATAGCCAAGGCACCTGGCGCCTGGCGCGGATGCACTTCATTCACACTCGCCGCCTCGCGTTCCCGGACCCGGGCTCGTGGGACGTGCGCATCTGGGATCAAGGCGGCGTAGGCAGCTCTTACGCGGGCACGATGTCGGCGACGCCGACGCTGCCGGGCATGAACCCGGCGAAGTTTCCGACGACGCGCCTATGGGGCGTGCGCGCCGCTGACTACCCGGGCAAGTTCGTGATCCACTCGCCGCAGCTTCGAGGCGAGTACCCAACCCGCGAGGGCCTCGGCCGCGTTATCTCGTGGTGGGTAGCGCTCAAGTTGATGGCCGCTCGCGGAGCTGGCGCGTACATCGAGCGCTTCGCGAAGCCGTGGGCGTGGGCGACGTTCTCGACCACCGACACGGGCGTACCGCGCGCGGCGAACGACGACGATATCGCGAAGATGCAGGCGGCCATCGTGGCGCTCGGTACTGGGTCCGCCACGGGCGCGACACTGCCGGACGTCGCGAAGGTCAACATGATGTTCCCGGACGGCGGGAAGGGCGGTTCCGGAATCAGCTTCGAGGGGTTCGTCTCGATGATGAACTCGGAGATCTCCAAAGCCGTCCTCGGCCAAACTTTCACCGTCGAGTCGGGCAAGTACGGGTCTCGGTCCACTGCTGACGTCGGCAAGGTGGGCGTCAACGAGATCTACAAGTTCGATGCCGCGACGCTGAGCGAGACGCTTCGTCGCGACGTGTTCTCGTGGATGGTGAAGCTCAACTTCCCGCAGTTTCAGCACCTGACACCGAGGGTCATAATCCAGCTCGGCGACAAGCCCGATCCGATGAGCGTCATGCAGGTCGCCCAGGTGGGCGCCAGCATCGGACTGCCCATTGACGGCAAGCTCCTCGCGGAGCGTACCGGGATGCCGCTGATTGACACCGCGGACCCGCAGGCGATCCGCCTCGCGTTCGTCTCGCCCGTCTCGCTCTCGGCGATTGACGCGAACATCGCCGCAGCAACGGCCGCGCTTATGCCGGACGTGAGCCCAGCGGACCCCACAGCCACGGACGACGACCAGCCTCCCGGTCCGCCCAACTGAAAGAAAACCAGACATGGCCACCTCGATCGTCATCCCGAACAATCAGATCATCGGCGGCAACCCGCAGGCGATCTGCGACGCCCTGAACGCGACCGCCACAAGCGCCGCAGCCGACATCAACGCCCTCGGGCGCGCCTGCCGTCTGGCAACCGCCGCGGCGCTGCCCGCGTACACCAACGTCGCCGGCGTCCTCACCGCCAACGCCGTTGGCGCGCTTGCGACGATCGACGGCGTTGCCCCCGCCGTGGGCAACCGCGTGCTCCTCGTCGCCGGTGTCGCTGGCGCGGACAACGGCATCTACACCGTTACCGCACTCGGTGGCGCAGGCGCCAAGTTCGTCCTGACCCGCGCCGCGGACTTCGCACAGGGGTACGTCCTCCCCGGTCAGATCTGCGAGGTTACCGAAGGCGCGCTGTACGCGCTGAGCACGTGGAAGCTGGTCACGCTCGGGCCAATCGTGGTTGGAACCACGGCGCTCTCGTTCTACCCGCGCAGCGTGACGCAGTTGGTCACCCTGATCGCCGGCGCAGCGACGGTCGCGAACGTTCCGATCCTCTCGGCGACCAACTCGCAATTTGTTTTCGCCCGCATCACGCCGAACACCACCGCGTCGACGGTCAACTACGGCCTCGCTGCCGCGCCGACTCCCGGGCTCGTCGGCACCGCCACGCTTGCGCTGAACGCACAGCTTGCGGCCGGCACGCTGAACAACGCCGACATCAGCGCGGGCAACTTCACTGTCCAGAATTGGTTAGCGAATGCCTATCCAAGTCACAACGCCCGCTGCCAGCACCGGCACTGGGCCGGCCACCAATAAGCCGAACGGGTCGAGCCTCAACTCGCCCGCGGTTGGCACTGCTGCCGCTGCCGCACCCAAGTCCGCCAAGCGCAAGCGCCGGATGAAAGTGGCGGTCAACGCGCAGCAGAAAACAGTCTCCGTGTCGTACGCGGACGAAGGGGAATCCGTGCTGCTGGAAGACACGATCCGACCGTGCGCCTACCTCGACCGCGCGCTCTTCGGCGACGCATCCGAGGCCAAGCGCGTCTGGGTACAGCTCGGCAAGGTGGGCGCCTTCAAGGGCCACAGTGCAGGCGAGTTTGCGCTTACGCCGCAGGTGTTTGACGAGATCGTCGGCAACTTCAAGGCGACCAGCAATCGCGCCATCCCGATCGACTTCGAGCACGCATCCGAAGCCGACGCGGCCGAAGGTGACATCCCTACTCGCGGCGCACCCGCGCAGGGATGGATCACCAACCTCGACAACCGCGGGCAGAACGGTCTCTGGGGCGAGGTCGAGTGGGGCCAACTGGCGTCCGGGTACATCAAGCAGGGCCAGTACAAGTTCATCAGCCCGGCCATCCGCTTCGGCGCCAAGGACCGCGTGACGGGCCTGCCGATTGGCGCGCGTATGACGAGCGCCGGCCTCACCAACAAACCCTTCCTCGACGGCATGGCCCCCATGGCGGCGAAGGACTCGAGCGACTCTGTTCTCGAAACGGATCGCGATCTCCAAGACGTGGCTGCGGCAATCGCCGCGGCACTTTCAGACAACACGCCGGCACCGCCGGCCAACGAGGAATCAACCACCATGAGCGATGCTACCGAGACCGCCGAAACTCGGCTCAAGCTGAAGGACGCAGAGTCTCGCGTTACGTCACTTGAGGCCGAGGTGAAACTGCTCCGCGACGAGAAGGTCAAGCGCGACGACGAGGAGCTCCACGCCGAAGTCGAGGCGGCCTACCTCACCAACAAGGACGTGAAGCGCCTGTCGGATTCCGACAAAGCGGACATGTTCATCCTCGCCCGCGCGAGCCGCGATTCGTTCCGCAAGCTCTTCCCGAGCGTGCCTGCGCACCAGCGCCACCTCACCCAGGACGTTGCCTCGAATGGGGCGGACAAGGGCGACGTCGGCGAGCGCAAGGTGGTTAGCCGCGACGACGTCCCGAGCGTGGTCGCTCTCGTCGACAAGTACCAAAAGGAGAAAGGCATGTCCCTCGAGGACGCCACTCTCAAGGCCTACGACAAAGTCATGAGGGCCGAAGCTGCCTACCGTGCACAGGGAGGGCGTTTAGCTATGGCAATCTACAATCAGATGTCGGCGACGCCCGTTCAGGGCGGCGACTTCGTATTCCACAACTACTCGGGCACCGATATCCCGCCCGGCACCGCGGTCCTGATTGACACGGTCAACCTTTCGCTGATCAACCAAACTGTCGGCGTTACGGTCGCACTCTCGGCCGGTAACCCTGCTGGTGCGTGCGGTGTCACGATGGAGGTCCTCAAGGCCGGACGTGACGGGCGCGTTCGCGTGCTCGGCACTGCAATCGCCTCGGCGGACGGCGCTATCAACCCGGGCGACCCGGTGATGCTTTCGACCAACGGCGCCAAGCTCGGCCGCGTGACCAAGTCCACCGGCCCCACCGCGATGGGCCAGTCTCTCAGTCAGGCAGCGGACGCGGACCCCGTGGTCGTCTTCCTGACTCCGCAGGGCTCGGGCCTTGCTCAGGTCGGATCGGCGGTTCTCGTGGCCGGTACGGTCACTGTGTTGACCGGTATCGCAATCACCGCCAACAGCAAGGTCTTCCTCTCGCGCAGCCTCACCGGCGGTACTCCGGGGCACCTCTCCTACACGGTTGTCGTTGGCGCCTTCGGCGTCGCACAGCTCGTGATCACCAGCTCGTCCGGTACGGATACGAGCACCATCGTTTATGAAATCGTCGGCTTAGCCGAAAGGGAAACGAACATGGCTAAGCAGAAGATCCAGATGCTCGATGCAGGCCGGGCTTTCGCCGGCACCGGTGTGAAGGCGATGACGGACTTCGATCCTGATTCGCGCACCGCAACTTACGCCGATGGCGGCGGACGCCTCGTCAAGATGGACCTCGGACAGAGCGACGTCCACATCGAAAAGGCGCTTGCCAACTACGCGGCTGGCTTTCGTCTCCAGCAGGGTCTTGCCGATACCGTCTCGCCGGTCCTCCCGACCACGAACGCGTCGGACAAGTACTTCCAGTGGGACAAGCTCGACGCGTTCCAGCCGGTACAGGACATCGTCGCGTCCCCCGGCGCAACCGTCAAACAAGTCAACCCGCGTCTGAGCAACACGCTCTTCACGACCATTGGCTACGCCGTGGGCGCCTTCATCCCCACTGAGATCATGGCGAACGCGGACAACCCGCTTGCGCCGCAGCTCAACGCGATGCAGCGATGCATGAACGTGCTTATCCAGGCACGCGAGGCGCGCGTGGGCGCGCTGCTTACCACGGCGGCCAACTTTGACCCTTCCGTCGTAATCACCGAGCCTGCCCTCAACAAGTGGAATGGCGGCGCGTCGAGCGACCCGATCAACGACATCTACACGATCATGGAGAAGTCGCTCCAGCCCGTGACGCACATGGTGATGTCCGAGCGCGTCTGGCACTCATTCGTGAAGAACGCGCAGGTCCAGAAGTTCACGCAGGCGAAGTTCAACGTGCCTGGCCTCCCGGGGCAGCCGACCGATATCCAGGGCACCAACGCGCTCCTCGGACTCCCGCAGATCCTCGTGGCAGCGATGAAGACGCTGACCGCGGCCAATATTTACGACTACGTCTGGGGCAACGACGTTGCGTTCGTTCACCAGGAGGTCAACGCGCCGAAAGACGGCATGACGATCGCCACCTCGTTCACGTTCCGCTGGACCGGTGCTCAGTCGCAGGACACCACCATGCAAGGCGGCTTCCAGGTGCGCTCGTTCTTCAACCAATTCAAGGGCCCGCGCGGTGGTGTTGAGATCGTGGTCACCCACAACGACGCCGAGGTAATCACCTCGAATATCGTCGGCGGCGTTATCAAAGCGGCCTGGCAGTTAGCCTGTAGAGAGGGGATTCTTACATGGCAAAGCGAAGATTCGAGATTCTACACGGTACCATCGCAAAGCCGGACACGTCCGGCGACAGCCGCGAGTGGCTCACCGTCGGCGACGTTGCGGAATGGGAGGAAGCGGATATGGCGCAGCCGGTGGCACTCGGAATGGCCAAGATGCTTCCCGACGCCGCCGCGGCGCAGCAGCAAGCGCGGAAGTGAAGCACGAGATCGCGGTCGCGTACGCCAATGGCGCGGCGGGCCGCGTATCTTTCGACGACGCATCGGACCCGTTCGCGGCGCTTGTCGCGCTCGGGGCCAAGAGCCCGCTTGATAGCGTTTCGCTACGCGAGGCGGCGTGGTGGGCCTTCGTGCGAAACGAGGCCGCGCAGAGCCACATGAAGGCCGGCGACGCCGGTATGCCGCGCATCCATATCGACACGAGCAACCATGAAACTCTGGATGCAAAGGCACGGATACGCGGGCGCGTACTCTAGCGACCCTTACGTAGAACGGGCACGCGGGCTCACGTCCGAAGGGCGGCAGACTGTGGCCGCCGTAGCGCAGCGGATGGTCCAGATGGGCGAGTGCCCCAAGCTCATCATCTGTTCGCCGTTTCAGCGCACCATCGACACGGCCCGGATCATGGGCACGTTGCTCGGTATCGAGGTGCAGCAGCACCCGCTCTTGCAGACGCAGTTTCCGATCTCGATCCTCTTGGATCAGATGCTTTCGAAGTCCGAGCGCTACTTCAAGCGGGTCCTTGTTTGCGGCCACCGCGACAACATCGAGCCTTTCCTCGCGGACAACGCCCCCAAGGGGAGCGGCGCCACACCGGCCTATTCAATGGGCGAAGTGCGTCGCGTGGAGATGGATCGAAAAACCTTTCAGTGTGTGCCGCAGATGGCGATCACCCCTGACAATGTCGGCCGGCCGCTGAGGTACAGCTTATGGCGTACGTCTCGCAGTCCGACATCCAGAACACGATCGGCCTACCGGCGCTCCTTGCCCTGACCGACGACACGAACACCGGATCGCCGGGCGCTGGCGTAATCACGTTCATCACGACGCGAGCGAGTGCGTGGGTGGATTCTTTCCTCGCCGCTAACTACGTCGGTCCCTTCCCGATCACACAGAGCCCAGCGCCAGCAATGATGCAGGAGGCCGCACTCTACAAGGCCGTCGAGTTCCTCTACGACCGACGACCCGAGTACATCCGCAACACGATGAAGGGCGTCCGCAAGGACTACAACACGGCGGCCATCGAGCTACTGAAGCGCCTCGTGGATGGAATCCAATACATGCCCGACTTCCTCGGCGCCACCAAGCCTGGAAACGTCGGCGGCATCGTCTACGACAACGCGCCGCGAACCATGATCGACGCGGCCACCGGCCAGACGAACAGCGGGGACTTCTGATGCCGTTCGTCACCTACAACGTAGATATTGGGCCCGCCGTGAAGGGGCTCACGACGTTCGCGGCCATTCTCCAGGACCGGCTCGACGACGCCGCGGAGCAGACCGCGAAAGAGTCTCTCTTTCGGATCCAGGTCGGGATGTATTGGACGAATCGCAGCGGCAAGACGGCAGCTAGCTTCAAGTCTACCAGGGTCAAGTCAGGCCACTGGCGCGTGCAGTCGAAGAACAAGATCGCGACCTTCCTCGACAAGGGCACGGTGGCGCACGTAATCGAGGCACGGAAGGCTGGCGCGCTACGCTTCGTCGTGAACGGTTCGGTCCGGTTCGCGAAGCGCGTCTTCCACCCAGGCACCAAGCCACTCCGCTATGAAGAGGGCGAGGCCACGCTCTCCGAGCCCGTGCTGGCAGCGCGCGCCGATAAGGCGGCCATGATCGCAGCTGACCTGTCGGGGCTCTTATGGCGCTCCTGATAGCAGGCGAATCGTTCCCGCTCGCAGCGGGCACCGGCGCGTTCGTCCAGCCGTATGCCGACCAGTTCCTCTATCGGGTGATCGACTTCTACCAGTGGGGTCTGAACAACTACCTCACGACCTCCTACGTCAACGCGATGGGCGGCCAGGTAACGGTCGCCACAAACCAAGCGTGCCCCACGACGACGCAGGTGGACCCCGAGCCGTGGCTCGACTCGTTCACCCCGATCAGGCCGCCGCTGCTTTCGATCTTCCCGATGCGTGTCGAGTTCGCTCGGCACTCTCTCGAGAAGGACAACGCCGTCTTTCACTACGGGATCCGCTACGTCCTCCCTGCGATGGCGTTTGACCAGTATCAACGCGTGAGCCCAATCCTCACATCCGCGTGGAACCTGCTCCTGCTTCTCACCGAGAAGCGCGGCGACCCGGCCTATACCCCGGTCGGTAGCACGCTCGGGGCAAACCCGTGGGCGCTCGCCGGTGTGCAGGAGCTTTGGTGGGAGACCGCCGAGTTCGGCTTCCTCGCGGGGCACGACCAAGGTCACTTCATGCCGGCGTTTTTCGCGAGTCTCAAGGTGGTCCGCGAGGACAACTTCGACGCCACGAACACCGGGAACGTATTCACGTACGCGACCGTGACGGCGACCGTTGGCGACAGTACCGGCCTCGACGTCGTGCCGACCGTCGTTGTTCAGAGCGACGTCGGCTTAGCCACAAATTACCGAAAGGGAGCACCCGATGATTGAGTTGCGATTCCGCGGCGTCGACGCCGTCGACGTTTGCGACGTACACGCCATGCAATTCGCGCAGCGCCGCGCGTTCATCGGCAAAAGCTGGAGCGAGTCCGAGACCCGCTACACCCTCGACGCCGATGCGTCGTGTATCCGCATGTCCCACGGAGAGCTCGGGATGCACCGGTCTTGGTACGTCAACGCGTGCAAGGCCGGCGAGCTTCATTGCGCCGACAAGGCAACCGCGGACGTGCTCGGACTCCCGTTCTCCGCTCCCGCCCCGCTCTCTCTCTCCGCGCCGAAGCTCGCAGCGCCGCCCGCGAAGGAGGGCTGATCCATGGGTACTCTCAATATTCCGCTTACCGGCATCGACCCCAACGGCCCCATTCCCGGCGTCTACGCCGAGGTGCGCTACGCGCAGGGCGACGTTGCCGGCGATCAGAGCCCCAAGAAGGTCCTGATCATTGCCAGCAAGACGGCCGCAGGCGCCCTCACGCCGGACACCGCGGTTGGCGGGCCTTACGCCACCGAAGCGGCCGTCATTGCCGACTGTGGCGCCGGATCGCCCGCGCACCGTATGGCGAAGCGCTTCCTCTCGCTGTGCAAGAGCGCGCTTGTTTTTATCGTGGCGCCCGCCGTTTCGGCCGGATCTGCTGGGGTGGAAAAGCTCACGCTGACCTTCTCGTCTCTGTCGAACCCGGCCGCGTCCGGTACGGCGAACGTCGCGGTCTGCAACGTGATCTGCACCTACGCGTTCACCACGTCGGACACGGTGACCACGATTGCCGCCGGCCTCGCCGCGGCCATCAACGCGCAGGCAATCCTTCCCGTCACCTCCTCTTCTGCGATTGGCGTTCTGACGATCACGGCGAAGATCGTCGGCCCGGAGCCGAACTCGATCCGCTGGTCGGCGTTCACCCAAAGCGGCTCGGCCACAAACCTCCTCCACAACGGCGCGGCGACGCAGCCGGACGCCGCTTTCGGCACGTCGGGCCAGGCCGGCGCGGCCATCGGAATCACCGCGTGCTCGTACACCAATGCGCTCGCGACGGTGCTGGCGACCAAGTACGACTACATCGTTCCGCACGTTCAGGACGCGACCAACCTCGGTCTGCTCTCGACCCAGGTGCTCTCGCAGGCGCTGCCGACGACCGGTTTTAGGCAGCAGGTCATCTCGGGCTCGAGCCTCTCGACCTCGGCGGCGACCACCGTGGCGACCGGCCTCAACAACCCGCGGATGCAACTCGCGAATCAGAACGCGTCGCCCGAGGAGCACTACCTCACTGCGGCTTCTGTGGCGGCGGTTCGAGTGCTCTCGGAGATCTCCGACCCTAGCACCAACTACGACTCGTACGGCCTGAAGAGCGGCAACAACTTCCAGCTCAAGGCCCCCGCGCTGGTCGCGAACTGGCCCGTCCCGGCGACGGACTTCCTGACCGCGCTCAACAACGGCGTTACCCCCATCGGCGTATCGGACGCTGGCACGGCGTATATCGTGCGAAGCGTCACGACCAGAAGCCTGAACGGCGGCACCGCGGACTACCGTGCTCGGGATACGAGCGTCGTCACCCTCGCGGATAAGTTCGCGGGAGACGCGGCGGCGAAGATTCGTAACGCGCCGTTCTCGAAGATCACCGACGACCCGATCGACTCGAACTCGAAGCAGCCCCCGGCCGCCTTCAACACGCCGAAGCGCACCCGGATGTTGATCGAGACGCTCATGCGGGACTACAACAACAATGGCTGGATCAACCCGTCGCAGCTTCAGACGATGATCCTCGGCATGGCTACCGGCGTGAACTCGACCAACCCGAGCAGAATGGACGTTGCGACGCCGTTCTACGCGGCGATCATGCTCCACGCGACGGCGCTTCTTGTCGAGGAGTCCTCGCCGAGCGTCTGACCCAACCCGAAGCCGCGCGATCGAGGGGACACGACCGCGGCAACACAAACGAAGGCGCGACTACGCGCCTCACAAGCGGCCCCCTTGCACGTCTCCCCTCCGTGCATTGGGGGCTTTTTTCTATGCGAAGCGCGCATCTCGCGCGTGCGCGGCGACTCCGTTACACCATGAAAGGCAGGGTATCACATTGAGTTTGCAAGCCTACGAGAAGGGTGCCCTGTTCAAGGACGGCGCGCTCCTCGCCGAAACGACCGACTTCAACTTCGAGCACGACCCGCAGTTGCAGCCGATCTTCACCCAACAGAAGGGCTTCGCAGGCATCTCGCCTGGCGCCGAAATTACGCGCATCTCGGTGAACTCGGCCGTGCCTCGCGTTGGGTTCGAGGTCGACTATCTCGCGTCGCTCCAAGGCCTCACGGTCGTGGAGATGACCCTGTTCGGGCACTCGCAGAAGACGACCTGCAAGGGCTACATCACGAACGTGAAGCAGCAGTTCGGGGTGAACCAAGCGGCCAGCGTCTCGTTCGACTTCATCGGCGAGCCCGCGAACGCGTCGACGTTGTGAGCCTTGGCGAGCCTCGCGCTCGCCGGTCTCAATAAGCCTTCGATGGCGGACTAGCCTTTCCGGGCATGGCGTCATCGAGGGCTTATTGAGGGATCCACATGAAAGCATCTGAAGCGCTAAGCGCCGTAGGCAAGAACGGCCCGCCTAAGGGCATGTCTCCGTCCTCTGTGGTCGCCGAACTCATCTCGCGCGGCAGGCCGCCGTTCAAGGTAATCGACTTCCCGCGGTTCGACGTGGACGGGAATTCGATCTGCAAGGTGTTCATCCGCCTCCTTTCGGTGCGGGAAGAGGACCTCGCGCTCGCCAACGCTCGGCGGTACGTCGCTGGGATCGTCGGCAAGGGCGATGACCTCGGGTGGAAGCCGGAGGAGCTCGAATACAACGCGCGGGTTACGGAGATCGTCGCGATCGCGTGCCGCGACGCCGACGACCCGAGTAAGCCATTCTTCGAGAACGGCGTCATTGAGGCGCGGGAGCACTTCAACGCGGAAGAGTTTGGCGTCTTGGCGGCTACCTACGCTCGCCTCAAAGACTCGACGCACCCGAAGCTGCTTGAGCTTACCGAGTCCGAGCTTGAGGACTGGGTGACGACGATCGCGAAGGGGGTGCTTGCCGACCCTTTCGCCTACTTGCCGCACGCGCGGCTGGCGATCCTCTGCGAATACTGCGTGAGGTCGTTGGTCGAGGTGCGGGAGGCGCTTGCGGCGTCGACGGCGGAGTCTGGGACTACCCCGACTCCGACCTCCTCCTAGTGCTCGGCATCCTGCGGGCCGTGGCTCAGTACGAGAAGAGTCTTCCTAAGCGCTGACCCCATGGCAAACGTCGTAATCAACTTCAAGGTCGGCGGCGGCGATCTCATCGATCGCATGACGCGCACCGTCTCGCAGTCGCTCGCCAAGAGCGCGGCCGAACAGGTGCGAATCGGCGCGAAGCTCAACGCGGACTTGCAGCGCATGGCCATGAAGGGCCACGTCGAGCGCAGCAAGATTGCCGAGAAGGGCGGCGTCCAGGCCGTTCGCGACGCGTCCAAGGCGAAGATTCAGATCGCCCGAGACGAGGGGCGCGAGCGAGCCCGTATCGCCGCCGCGTCTGTGCGGGAGCAGGCGCGCGTCCAGGTCCAGGCGAATCGGCAAGAGGTGGCGCGCCAGGCTCGCGAGAGCCGAGCCGTAGGGAGCGCACAGGGGGCCTTCTCGGGCGTCGGTGGCGCCGTGCTTCGCGGTGCCGGCGTCGGGCTCATGAAGGGCGTTTCGGCGGTCGGGCGCGGCGCCATGACCGCGGCGCGCGCCCTCTCGGACGGCGTCGGCGTTGACCTGAGCCTGTCGCATGGGATCCGGCAGCGAACGACGCAGGAAAACCTTGCCGTGAACCTCTCGAATGCCGGGTACATCGCGGGCGACAAGAGCAACGGCAAGCGGCGGGACACGTCGGAGATCATGGGCCTGGCGAGCGGGGTAGGGCTCCAGACCGCGACGGACCCCACCGAGGTCATTCAGGCCATGGCCGACATGACCAGCGTGTCCGGCGATCTGTCCACGTCGATGGGCTCGATCGCCAACCTCGCGAAGCTCGCGAAGGCCACCGGGTCGAGTCTAGGCGACATGGCGATGGGCGCGGGCAACGTTGCTGCGCAGCTCGGTGACGTCGCGGACGCTGGCGAGCGAATGAAGATCGTCGACACCGTCATGCGGACGGTAGCCGGACAGGGCAAGCTTGGCGCGGTCGAGATCAAGGATATGGCGTCGCAGATGGCAAAGCTTGCCGCGCGCGCGTCGGAGTTTTCCAGCCCAGACATCGGCGGCACCATGGGCGCACTTGGCGCCCTCGCGCAGGAGGCGCGGGCAAGCGGCGGCGCGGCATCCGCAAGCCAGGCGGCGACGTCGGTAGGCTCGTTCGTCAATCAGTTCTCGAAGGGCGCGCGGCGCAAGTCGATGGCGGCCCAGATGGGCGGCGACATGTCCAAGGTCGAAGACAAGAGTGGGAGGCTTCTCGATCCGGAAGACCTGATTGTGAACATGCTCAATGCCACCAAGGGCAACAAGACCAAGATGGGCGGCATGATTGCTGACGCCCAGGCTCAGCGCGTAACGCGCGGCTTCGCGACCAAGTACAACGCGGCGGGCGGAGGCAAGGCAGGCGAGGCTGCCGTGCGCGCCGAGTTCAAGCGCTTGAAAAGCTCGGCCATGGGAGGCGGCGAGGTCCAAGAGTCCTTTGACCGCTCCATGGACACCACGTCGTCTAAGGCCGCCGTCTTCCAGCAGAAGCTCGATACGCTCGTCGCTGGGCTCGCGGACAAGGTCCTGCCGGCGCTCATCAAGCTTGCGCCTGCCGCAGAAAAGGCGGCATCCGGCGTGTCGGCGCTGGCGGATCTGTTCGCAAAAAACCCGTTCGTCGGACTCGGCGCCGTCATCGGTGGATACATTCTGAAAGAGCTGGCAGTGGCCGGGATCGGAAAACTGATCACCAACGCACTATCCGGCGGAGGTGGCGCCGCTGCTCCTGGCGGCATGGGCGGAGCGCTCGGCGCGATTGGGCTCGGCGCGGTGCTCGGTGGCGCGATTGGTAGCCTCACCGCGGAGTCGGCGAACACTAGCCTGGACGCCAAGCAGGCCGGCGCAAACTCCGCGCAGGGAGCCGGGCTGAACGCGCTCGGGGCCATGAAGCGCGGCACTGTCGCGGATAAGGAATACGCGGCATCGGTCCTCGACCGGCTTGAATCGGACCGTAGCGGCCAGGACGGTGTTCTCGGTAAGTTCGTGTCGGGTGCGACCGCAGGATACCGCGGGATCGCATCGGGCGACATCAGCGCGGGAAACATCGCCTCGGCGATCCCTCTCGCCGCGCTCGGGAGAGGCGCCTACGAGGCGACGATTGGCACGCAGCAGCAGAACCAATCGAACGCCAACATCGATCCGATCATCGCCGAGCTTCGCGCCGGACTCGACAAACCTACACAGCTCGCACAGGGCGCGACGGTTGCCGTGACCGGGATGGAAAGCCTCATCGCCGCAATCGCGGCCAGCGGGCGAAGCTCCGCAGCAGACCCCATCACCGGAACCTTACCGATGCCCCCTTCCGATCTCGACATTGCCCGCAATCTGTTGACGCCGTCGTTTCGCAACGTGGCGTTCTACTGCGGGCCGTGGTCGTTTTCCTTCGAGCAAGGGCAGTCGGCGCACCTCTTCCCGGACCGTGACGCGGGCCTTATCGAAGGCACCGGCCGCGACCCCGCAACGTACAAGTTTACCGCCTACTTCCGGAACGGAATCGCTGGCTCTACCGTCCCGCAATACCCGGTGAACTGGCGCGCGTTCGTCGCCGCCTGCACAGATAAGTCCACCGGCACGCTGGTGCACCCGGAACTCGGGCCGATCAGCGTCAAGTGCAAGTCGATGGATACGTCCTTCGACATGATGCGTCGCGACGGCGTCGACGTCGACGTCGTATTCATCGAATCGCCCGCCGCGGAGGACGAGCTTACCGATCTCCTCAAGCAGGCGAGCCCCACAGCGCAGGCACTCTCGGCCGCGCGTGACCTCGACAACGCGATTGGAAACATCAGCCCGATTCCGGTCTACCCGGACGCGGTGGCGCCGTCGCTCCTCGAATCGATGAAGCGCCTCACGGGCGCGCTGGCAATGTTCAGGATGGGCGTCGGCAACATCGGATCGGGCGTGGACGGGATGCTCGGGGCGCTTGGCGAGCTTCGAGACTCCATCGCCGCAACCGGCGACCCGAAGGCGTACAAGGCTCTTGACGCGCTCACGCGGGCCTTTGACGCCGTCGTCTTCATCGCCCTGAACGCGAAGCTGAAGGGCAAGCCGATCACCGCCGTTAGCGTCCGCGCGCAGGCTCCTGCAACGGCCATTGCGACGCTGTTCAACACGCCAATCGATGACTTCCTTCGGATGAACCCGGGCGCCGCTGACCGTGCCACAGTGCGCGCCGGCTCGCTCGTGTTCGTCTACGCGTGACCCATGGCCGCCGAGCTTGACGAGTTCAAAGTCCGCAATCTTGACAGCGGCGACGAGTTTCTGTTCTTCGAGTCCGCGACGGTCACCGACTCCTACCTGAAGCCGTGCCAGGAGTTCACGTTGGAGTGCGGCTCCGAGTTCGCCGGCCCCGACCTCTGCCGCAAGCTCCCGAACGGCGCGGCGGTACAGATTCTGGTGAACGAAAAGCCGCAGCTCACCGGATGGATCGACAAGACGAGTATCTCGACCAGCGGGCACGGCGGTACGAAGGTCTCTATCTCCGGCCGCGACATCCTGGCGCCGTTCGTGGCGGGCAACATCGATCCGCGGCTACAGACGGACGAGAAGATGACAATCGCGGACCTCGTCCAGCTCGTCATCGTCAAGACGTTCAACCTTCAGTATACGATCTTCGACGACGCCATTCCGAGCGACGTCGCGATCGGATCAGGCACCGGCAAGAAGAAGAAGTACGAGAGCCGCCACGCGCGCGACCTCGCGCTGAAGGACCTGAAGCCGCAGGACAACGAGGGCGGTTTTTCCTACCTCTCGCGAATCCTCGGCCATTACGGCTACTGGATCCGCGCCTGCCCCGATGGAACTGGAGTGATCATCGCCGGGCCGGACTACGCGCAAAAAAGCATCTACACTTTGACCATGTTGCACGACCCGAAAAGCACCGGCGTCGGCAAGGGCAACAACATGGAAGACGCATCCGTCACACTCGACGAGGGCAAGGTCCCGTCTCACGTGTACGTGCGCGGCCTCGACGGCGGCGCTGGCCCCAAGGGCAAAGTCGTTTCGATGATCACAAACCCCGTAGTGCGCAACTTTGTCCCGGCCTACATCCGTGACAAACACGCCGGCACGCAGGAGAAGGCAGAGGTAATCGCGCGGCTCTTTCTGGCGAAGCAGATGCGGTCTTACTTCTCCTACGAGTGCACGGTCGCCGGCCTGTCTGACAGGGCCACCGGCAACGTGTATGGCGTCGACTGCGTTGCTACCGTCAACGACGAGAAACAGGGCGTGGAAGGCCCGCTGTGGGTCGAGGAGCGCACCTTTCAGGTATCGCGCTCGGGCAAGCGCACGAAGCTGAAGCTTCTCCCGCTAGGGACGCTCGTGCTCGATTGGCAGCCTGACGAGTCAATTACGGGAATCAAGCCATACGTCGACGCGGCGAAGGACGCTGGCACGAAGAGCCCGGCCAAGACCGGCGCGTTCGTCGCGACGACCCTCGGCGGCGGCGGCAGCGTGACCTACTGGGTCAGTCAGGGATCGTTATGGATATCGACTGGGTCGAGGTCTCCGAAAGCAACTGGGGCGCCACGGCGACGGACAACGGGCCTGCGATCGCCACCGCGTCGATCCGCCTCGCTGGCGAGACCGATGGGCAGGACCAGACCAACGCAGAGATCTGGTCGCACTACGGGTTCTCCTACCGTCCTAGCAAGCCGAGCGCTGGCGGGAAGTGCGACGCCATCGCGCAGCACGTGGCGGGAAAACGGATCATCACCGCCACCCGCGACATGCGCGGCGCGGTCTGTCACGGCGCGCTCAATGAGGGCGACGTCGCGATGTGGAGCACCGGCAAAAACACGATTCGCTGCAACGCGGACGGGTCGATTGCGCTCCTTCAGCAAGGCGCGTCAACGGACGCCGGGATCTCGATCGAGAAGGACGGGAAGATCATCCTGTTCAACCAATGGGGCCAGCTCGAGCTTGGGCCCAACGGGCTCATCGTCGTGACCAAGGGCGGCTCTGCGCTGGAGCTCGCCGACGACCACTTCCAGGTGCTCTCGCCTCAGTGCTTCGTCCGCGGCGGTCTCGTGGCGCTCGGGATGGCGCCGAAGCCTTTCGCCGGCGGCGCGGCGATGCCACCGAATCCTTCCATTATGTTCTGATGGGGTCGCTCTGCCATCTGCCGGGCTTCTCGCTTTCGCTCCCGAGCCTGAGCCTGTCGATCAAGCTTCCGGGGCTGCCAATCCCGAGCCTCCCTTCAATCTCGCTCCGGCTGCCGGGCTTTTCGCTCGCGCTCCCGTCTCTGTCGCTGAGCATCAAGCTTCCTGGGCTGCCTATTCCTAGCTTGCCTTCAATCTCGCTCCGGCTTCCCGGGTTCTCGCTTTCGCTCCCGAGCCTGAGCCTGTCGATCAAGCTTCCGGGGATCCCGTTCCCGACGCTCCCGCAGTGCCCTTTGGACTTGGCCGCCTGACATGCCCTCCCAACCTATCAATCAGCCATTCGGCGCCGGCGTCCAGCCTGCTGGGCTGACGGGGATCGGCCTCGGTACGCCGCTCGGCCTGCCCTCGCCAGGCAACGGGTTCGGGTACGTGGCGGATGTCGTCGCGGTGCGGATGATCAACCCGCTCACCAAAGACTACGTGGTCGATTACACGACCAACGGCGCGCCGCACTACGCCATGACCGCGATGGAGCAGCAGGTGCTCGTGAGGCTGTTGCAGCCTGTCGGCAAGCTCTCCTACGCGACCGCGTTCGGCGACAAGACGAACAACCTGACGAAGCAGACCGCGACGACGCAGCAGGTGATCGGCTTCGTAAACGCCGCGCTGGCGGACCTCATCGCGACCAAGCAGATCGCGGTCGACGCCGTGTCAATACTCGCAAACGGCGGGATGCTGACGCGCGAGGTGCGCTGGCGCGACCTGTCAATCACGAGCCCGCCGGGCGGCCTCGCAATAATCACGAAAGCGCCGGTCTGATCTATGGCAATCGTCCCCCCGCTCGCACCGACCACTTCGGGAGACTTCCCGAGTATCGATCAGATTGTATCTGGCTTCCTCCAGATCCAAAGGCAGATCCTCATTCGCAACGGCGTGTCGGCGGCTAGCGCCGTGGCCGCTACCGCCAAGGGCACCGACCGCTGGGCGGACGCGTACGCCGTGGCCAACGCCGTCGCGGCCGTATTCGCGAATAACCGCGTCAAGGAAGATGCCTTCCTCCCCGACTCGGCAGGCGGCGCGGATCTCGTGCGGCTCGCGCGGGTCTACGGCGTCGCCCCATCACCGGGCGCGGGCGCGTCGGGCAACGTCATTATCGGCGCCAGCGCCACTACCACCTTCACGGCGGGAGCGCAGGCCACGAGCAAGCGCACCGGCAAGCGCTACCAGGTAATCACCGCGACCACCGTATCGGACGGCGGGCTCGTGCCCATGGTCGGCATCGACGTCGGATCGGCGACGAACCTTCCGCCGGGCGAGCAGTTCGTCTGGACGAGCCCGCCGCCTAACGCGAATACCGTCGCGACCGTGGACGCCAGCGGCCTCACGGGAGGCGTCGACGCCGACAACGACGCGGGGCTACGCAAGCGCCTGCAAAAGCGCCTGTCGGCCCCGCAGAGCGGCGGATCGTGGGGCGCGGTGCGGCTCAACGCGGAGACCGCGAGCGCGAGCGTGTACGACGCATTCGTCTACCCGGCCGCGCAGGGCCCGGGGACGTCGCATGTTGCGTATGTGATCGCCGGCACCCGCGATAACGCTTTCGCCCGCGCTGGCTCCTCGGCTCTGACCACGCTGGTCGCGAACGCGATCACGTCGAACAATCCGGAATACTCCGACGGACGCTTCACGACCGTGGCTCACCTGGACCTGCTTACGGTCTTCAAGTTGACCCTGCCGGAGCCTCTCGCCGGTGGCGGCGTTGGTGGCGGCTGGGTCGATAAGATCGCAGATCGCTGGCCGCTGAGCAACGGCGGCACCGGCCCGGCCGCTGGGCTTCCGGTCAAGATCACGGCCGTGAACGCGAGCACGTTCACCGTACAAGTCTCTTCCGCGCCGACGCTCAGTACAACGCGCGTTTCGTTCTTCGATTCCACGAACCGCGTCGTGCTCGGCCCGGCACGAATCGTCGGCATCGTGGTCAACGGCGGCGGCTCGTACACCGTGACGACTGATATCGCGCTTCCGAGTCTCGTCAACGGGGACTACATGTTCCCGTCCTGCGAGCGGGCGTCTGCGTATTCTGACTTCTTCCAGGGCCTGATCTCCAAGCTCGCCCCGGGCGAAAAGCTCCCCGCTGGATCGGTGCTCCTACCGCGCGCGTACCGCCACCCGCGGTCCGTCGACGGCTTCCCGAGCGGAATCACGACCGCGCAGATCGCCGCGCTGATCGCGCAGTTCACCGAGGTGTCCGTGCTCACGTTCGGGAGCCTCGGCGAGAGCACTACGCCGGTGATTCCTTACGAGCCGGTGGTACCTGGATCCGTGACGAACCCGCCCAACATCTGGCGTACAGCGAAACTCGCCTTCTACCCGTGAGCGCCCATGCCCGCTGCAATCCTTCCTGACATCGCAATCCCCACGACGTTCGGGGGCCCGTTCTCGGATCCGGATCCGGTACAGGACCCCACGACGGAAGTAGCGTCTGCGTTTTTCAACCGGATCCGCGCGACCCTCGCCGCGCTTTCGCACACCTCGCCCCGCGCGTGGTGCCGCGTGACCGTCGCCGCCGGCGTCGCGACGCTTGCCGACCATGACGCGGTCTGGGGCAACACGCTTGGCGTAGCGCCGGCAATCGTCCGGAGCTCGGCGGGCGTCTACTCGGTCACGTGGGCCTCGTCCTACAGCGACCTTCGCGACGACGGCACGGCCGAGTCACACAGCGTTTCGATCCGCGCGGTCAGCATCTCGTCGAGGGCGAGCGGGTCGAACCTGACGAACAGTTACTCTCTGACTTCGCCGTCGATCGTGGGCCTCAACTTTTGGAACAGCGCGAGCGCGGCCACGGACCCGGTCGAGTTCTGCCTGTTCGTTTGGTGATCTGATGGCTTTCGGGTGGAAAAGGCCGACGCCGTTCAAGCTCGGCGGCAGGGTCGGCGAGCCAGTGGACACGTTCTACAAGTCGATCCAGTCGGGTCGGCCGGAGGCGCTACGCGGCGGACCGGGGACGGAGATCGACGCCAAGAACATGGCGACGGCTCGGCTTCTGGCGATTGCCTGGCGCGACACCCAGCGGCGCACGCTACAGGGCGACCCTACGCGCCTCACCTCAGCGCGGCGAGACTACGTCGACGGCGACACCGGCAAGCACCTCTACAAGTCCGTCCTGGAGCGCTGGGAGGCCTTCCTTCGAATCCGGCCCTCGGACGCATCCAGCGAGGCGGACCGACGCGCAGCCGTCACCGGGCGCCTCGTGGGCCTCGGCCCGAATACGCGGTCAGGAATCGACACCGCGATGGTCGGTGTTTTCGGCTCCTGGTATCAGGGCCTCAGCGAGAACAAGATCAGCGATGTGAACTACGCCGGCAAGGTACCGGCGGGCAACGTGAAGGCGTACTACGGCGCGATGGCTACGGCGTTCAACGCCGACATGCCAGGCGAGTACAACGCTGCCTATCCGTGGTCGACGGGCCTAGCGATTATCTCTGTGAACATATTGCCGCCCGCCTCGGTGCCGCAGGCAACTATCAGCGCGCTGGTAGCCAAGGGATTGCAAGTCCTAGACGCAATGCTTCCCGCGTGGATGGCCGGCGGAATCTCGCAGTTTGCCACAGGGCAAACCAGTGCCGGGTTCTTCTGCGACCTCTCGAAACTCGACTTCACGAGCCTCTAATCAATGTCAAACCCGACCGCACTCGCCGCACCGAAAAACGCCCTCGACAAGCTCAACGCGGCGGAAATCAACGCTCTTGACGCCGGGCAGCAAGCGGCGCTCACCCGGAGCGGGACTACGCCACTCACCGGCGCGGCGATCATCCGCGGCGGCGGCAACCTGTTGACGTTCGACATGACCGACAACTCGGCGAGTCAGGTCGCGTTCGGCTTGTTCAACCTGGACCTGGTCGTCACGACCACGGGGACGGGAGGCCTGGCGCTCCCGGGCGCCGCGCTGAAGCTCGGCCTAGCTGGCGGCGGGCTTCCGAGCTACCCGGCGCCGCTGACCGTTTTCCGAGCGCAGCGCGCGCCAGCGTTCCGCGGCGGGCTGCCAACGGACGGCTTCCCGTGGGTAATCGGCAAGGGCGGCTACAACTGCACCACCGGAAACGCGGCGCTCTATCTGCCGATCACAAACGTTGTGGATCTGGCCACGCTCTCCGTCGTGACCGTGACAATCTTCGGCGGCAGCGGCGGCGGCTTCGTGGCGCTGCCGGCGAATATGCCTACCCTCGCGATCTGGCGCCTCAGCTCCGCGGACGGATCGCTGACGCAGCTCGGGTCTACGGCCACCGACCCGTCAGGGACGGTCACCGCATACAACGCAGTCCATTCGTTCTCGATCACTGGCCTTACCGAGGTCGCCAACGGCGTGTCCCCGCACTCGCTGTATGCGATCTTCACCGGCCCCGGCGGCGCGAATTACATCGCGGCAGAGACGACCTACATCGGATTGCGGTGTACCTTCACGGCGCCCTACCTCACCCCCGGCGGCTGACGAATGGCGCCCCCCGCAATATTCGAGACGCCCGGCGTAGGCACCGCCGGATCGGCGACCCAGCTTTCGACTTCAGGCACGCTCGTCTCGCAGTCGGTGCCGCAATCGGTCTACTGGTATCTCCAGAGCGCCCCGAGCGCCTCGAAGATCCCGACGCTCGACCAGTACGCCACCCTCGACGCGTACCGCACCGGCACCGCGGCCTCGTATACGGGTCCTCTTGCCCTCGGAACCCAGCGCGCCGACATCCGGCTGAAGGCCAACGCGGCGGGCGCCACGTTCACCCCAGACGCTCCGGGGACGTACAGGATCGCGGCGTACGACGTGACCCAATATCAGTTCGTGCCGACCTTTGGCGGGCACGTTCCGAACGTCGCCGCGGGCGAGGTGGCGACGTTGGACAACGAGATCTCGACGCTCCCGGCGTACACGGGGCTCGTCGTGGCCGGCACCGCGCCTATCTACAACGCCAATTATCCCGTTGCCGAGGTGCACACGCGCAAGGTGGGTTTCGGCCAGGACACGGCCACCATCAGCGTGCGAACGTATGCCGACCAGGTCGACACGGTCTTCCCTGGCGCTGTCAACCTGAGCAAGCCAGCTACGCCGGCGGCGACGATCGCCACCCAAGACGCGGTGGTTCTGAGCTACGTCGGATATATGCAGGGCCTGGGGGCGTCGCAGAGCCTGGCGAGCGAGCTTTTTTCGTGGGGAGCCTTCCTGTCACTGAACGCAAACTTCATTTATCACGCGAGCATGACCACGTGGAAAGTGCACCGATCCGCCGACGCGACAAACGCGCTCGCCTCGGTGGTGGCCCCGGTGACGCTGTTGGACTGCATCGCTCGCCTTGCAGACATCGCCTCAAAGTTCAACGCCCACCGCGTGAACACGTCGGGCGGCGTAGGCGCGGAGGTGCACCCAGTGGCGGACACCACGAACGTGTTTACTCCGCCCGCGCTCGTGGTCTTGTCCGATGCGATCACATACTACTGGACGCTGCGAACGACGTTCTTCGGCCACGCGACCTATTCGTCTTCCCACGACCAGTCAGTGGCGAACAATCCGGTCGACGGCGGCGTAGGAGACTTTGCAGACATTCCGGTAGACCTGGCCACGCTGAAGACAGGCATCGTCGATCTGATGTCGTTGTACGAAAACCACCGCGTCCTACTGACCGGTTACTCGCACTACACCAGCGGCGCGCCGTCGCCGGACACGAGCAACGTTGTGTCGTACTCGGGCCTATCGCTCCCGGACTTGATCAAGCACTGCAACGACCTCGCAAACGCAATCAACAACCACGTCCAGAACCTCGACAAGACCGGAACGCCGGCCGTCACGCCGTATCACTACTCGCAGGCGACCGGGGCGCCAACCACGCGCCTGGTGGTCACCCGCGCGAGCGACGCAAGGACCGCGATCATCTGCGCCGAGGAGTGCTTCCTCGCGTTCTACGACCACCTGCTAAACGGGGGAGGCGGGAGTATCGGGTCGCACCAGCATCGGGGGCAGTCGTGGGGTAGATACTCGGCCTACGCCACCAGCGGCAACGGCGCCTCTTTGGCGAACATGTACCCCGCGCTGCTGCGCCTTCAAAAGCGATTCTTCGACATCACGAGCGCGTCCGTTCCTCCCGTCCAGCTGCAGGCAAACGCGACCGCGGTGTACTTGGTCACGGCGTACGGGTGGACGTAACGGAACATCGCAGCACCCGGACATGACCGTAGCGGACGCGTAGGCGTCCGGGCCAGGCCCGTGCAAGCAACTGGCCACGCTTTGCGTCCACTGCGTCATCAATTTATCTGACGACGGCCACACGACGCACTTCGACACGGTGCCGCAATTCACCTCTTGCCCGGCCGGGGCGGGGCATGGCGAATAGTCGACGTTCGGCGTTGGGAAGAAGGCGCACGCCATACCAGGGACGTTTAGGGCGTAGTTGGACGCCGTCATCGCGCACTCGGCGCTCCATTGCCCGGTGCACGGCTTGCCTATTTTCGCCATGACGGAGTCCACCAGCGCGACCAGGTCGGAGCAGTTCGATTGGAGCGGGCCTCCGGGCAGGCACGGAGAGTGAGGGCACGTCCCCTGCGCGCCATGCCCAGGTTGCCACGCGCCTCCGGCCCCCGCGGCCATCCCACCCTCGCCGCCCTGACCCGATGCCCCGCCGGCCGCGGAGGCTCCCGACGCGCCTCCTACGCCCGGCGCGCCTCCGGCCTTCCCCGCGAACGCTCCGGTTCCGCCGGATGGTTGCCCCCCATCT